ATTTCTTCATCGTCTGCCGAGAATAATGAAATAAGTGCCGCTCTTCTAATACCGCCCGCTAATACAGCATCTGCAATATGACATACAATATCGTGAGTTTCAATTGGTGTTAATTTTTCACCATCAGTTTTATTTTCAAAAACTTTTGTAATGTGGTGAATACAATCTTTAAGTGGTTGGGGTCCAGGCGCTTTACCTCCTGATGTTACCAAAAGTGCTCCTTTGTGTCTTATATCAGAGAAATCAAAAATAGGTGTTGATGATTTAATCCCTAAATAAGATTCAATTAATACTTTAATTGCATCTGCCCATCCTTCAATACTATCACCAATAAGGTAACGTCTTGTTCTTGCTGGATTTGGTTTTTTAATCTCAGGTAATTTCTCAATGTGGTGTTTTTGGACTGAGAACCCAACCCCTGTTCCACCTAACAATAAAAACATTGTTTCAGAAAAAGCATCGGGATGGTCAATTGGCATGTAAGCACAATTGTAAATTCTGTTTGGTGAAATTTCAATTGGTTTTCCACCGAATTGTAAAGATCTCATTGATGGAAGAATTTTTTTGTCGTATACCATTTTGTAAACTTCCTCAATCTCATCCTTAATTTGTGGGTATTTCTTTTGGTGCATTTCTTTGTTTCTTGTTACCAATTCTTCCCATGTTTCTCTTCGATTTTTTTCAGGAAGAAATTTAGCATACTTCATATACACCGTAATGTCACTTAATATTCTTTGTGATATATCCATTTTAAAGTAAATTTATTTTGTTAATTGTTTTGAGATTGGGTGTCTCTTTGTTTTCTTTTTTCTAAAAGTTCCCTAACTCGTTGTCGTTGTCTTTCTTCTTTTTGTTCTTCAAGACCTAAGAACGTTGTAGTGCTTTCTGTATCTATTTCCAACATTGCGTTGTCAAACTTACAATTTTCAAACACAACCCCATCGTCACCGATTCTTGACTTAGTTATTGCAATAGTGGCCAACTTCATTTCTTTTTGTTGTAATGTTTTTGCCACTGAAATAATAACGTGTCCGACTTGTGCTTTTTTGATTGATCCACCCATTTGATCTGTTGTTACCACTTCTGATGAGATTGAAGATCGGTTACCTTGTGTTGCGGTCCAACCTACAATGTTCATCTCGTGACACATAGCTTCAAATGCTCTCATCACTGAACCCTCACTCTTCCATTCATCACCCAAGTTCTTATCAGGAACTATACAGTCAATGTAATCCAAAACTATCATATCAATTTTTATACCATCTGCAACCATCTTTCTAATTTGATTTTTGATTTGCAACATAGTCATTGTGTCTGAAGGTAGTTTCTTCAAGATTAACTTGTTTGGCATCTCCGTTTGAATCTCATTAACTTTATTCATTACTTCGTCTTTTTGGTCAGACAAATCGTCAGGATGAACTCCTGTCCATAAAGTAAAATGTTTTCTTTGGATAACCTTTGGGTTGTCTTCAAAGAAGACTTGTAGAACATTAAATCCAAGATTAAAAGCGTAGTTTGAAATCTTAGTCAACACGGTAGACTTACCTACCCCTGTTGGTGCTAAGATAACACCGATTTCACCTTTAGCAAGACCCCCCTTCAATAACCTATCAATACCAGGGATACCCATAGGAATTGGGTGTCTGTAATCTTCTTCGAGTACTTGGTCAAGGTTAGAAAACACGTCCATCATCGATGTATCTTTGTTTCCAACCAACAAAGCGTCTCTAACTAATTCTTCAAGGGTGTCATAATTTTCAAATTCACCTCCGTCAATAATTTTTTGAGCCTTTGTCATAACCTTCTGTAACTCTTGTTGTTTACAGAATTTAAGAGCCTTTTCTTGCACAAAACCTACGCCATCGATAGGTGCATCCTTAATTTTCTTAATTGTGTCTAAGACAATTTTAGATGCAATCTCTTGTTGGAGTTCTGATTTTGTAATTTGTTCTAAGGTTTCAAACGATGGTGTGTGGTCAAATTTTTTGTAGTACTCTTTAATCATCTGAATAATGATCTTAAAGTATTTGTTTTCAAAATAGCTGTTCTCAATAACGTCAATTATGGTGTGAGAAAAGTCTTTGTCTACCACAATTTGATTAAGGAGTTGGAGCTGAAATTGTTGTCCGAGATACTCAAAATTTTTACCTGTCGCCATAGTTTTTTTTCTTTTTTAGTATTGATAAATAGTATCAATTTTTAATAAGTTCGGGGTAAAAATAAATTAAATTTTTTGATGAAAAAATGTCAGTCAAGTTGGCTAGTATCGCTTTTAACTTTGGGCGTAGGTCTACGGTATATCTGACCTTTGGCGGGTATGGTTTAGCGTCAAACTGCCTATGACAAATTGTCATGTCTCCTACCTTAATTTGTAGGTTAAAATTTTCAGGTCCATCAGTGATTGATGTGTTTAGCACTTCAGGATTCTCAATAATTTCATATTGATTTTCTAACATATAAACTACGGATCTCATCTTTAAATCATATTTCATTTCATTACAAAGTTGTGAAATGAAAGTATGTAAACTTTCAGATTTAGATGTGTTTTTGTTAAATCCTCTTACATTGAAAAACCTTTGAACAACTATGTTCTCATTACACGTTAACAAAAATTCTACTTTTGTTATATCCTGTTCTTTCATTTGTTTTTTAAATTTTTTTGTTTCTAAATTTTGTTTTTTCTTTTCTTGTTAACTTAAGAAATGGTTTCAAGAATCCTACCCAAGCATCGTCACCCTTAGGTAGGTATTTGAAGAATCCATCTTCCATCATCATTCTAATTAGATTTCTATGTCCTCTTCCGTCGGGATCCATCGACTCAGTGTAATATAATCTAACTAATTCTTTGTCCTCATCACTTAAGAGTGGTTCATCCAAGTCGACAAGTTTTTGGTTGATTACAAAAAATTCATCACCAAAAATACCTTCTTTAGTTTTACCACTTAATAGATTCTGAAGAGCTACGTTTCCCTTTTCCTCTTTAAGTAAATTAGTACTTGTACTCAAAATATAGGGTATTTGTACTAACTCTTCAAGTAGCTCAGGAAACAATTTAACCAAAGTTTTCTCACCAAGATAAAAAATCCCATCAATATTGTCGGAACTATCACCAGTGAGTATCTTTACGGTTTTAACATTAAAGTGGGGGACTTCAATATCATGTAGTTTGATCTTGTCCCCCAACTTGTAATATTGTTTTGTGGATGGTGAATAAATTGATACTTTATCAGAGATAAGTTGGGTTAAATCTCTATCACTTGAGAATATAGTTTTAGTCTCATCTAAGGACACTTGGCAGTAGTATGCTATTAAGTCATCGGCTTCTGCGTGTTCTGTCTCCAGTTGTCTCACAAACATCTCCTCGAGGTATTGTCTAACCCTCTGTTTTTGTTCCAAGAAAGCATCTTCTTTTTGTTCTGATTCGGAAGGTCTCCGATTCAATTTGTACTTTGGGTAAATCAATCTTCTTTGCGAAGATGAGGTTTTAGAATCCCAAAATACCACAACCTTATCATAGTTGTGTTCTTCCAAGAATTTACGAAGAGTATTTAGAAAGTGCCAAACACCACCAACGTGTCTCCCATTGTGATAGAACTCTCTAACACCGTGAAACCCAATTTTCAATAAATTATTTCCGTCTACTAATAATGTTTTGGACACTTCCTTTAATCTTAAATGATTTCTACTCAACCTCTTCCTTTTCCGTTTTCAAATCAAAGTCACCATCAACTCCGATTATGTCTTTCCAATAGTCAGCATATTCTTTCTTATACTTTTCTATTGATGCCTTTTCTTCGGTAGTATCTTTACCTGGCAAGAATCCGTGTGGTGTTACAATAATTCTTCCGTCTTCAAAACCAAGACCATTGATGTGGTTTTTCATAACCGAGACTTTTGTTCTTGATGCGAACTTTACAGTTCTCTTGTCTTTTGTTGCCGTAATCTTTGTTGTTCCCGCACCTTTTTGATTACCAAATAAAAATACCAAAGAAGAGTTTAACCAAATTGCTTCACCACCCTTAGCCTTGATCTTAGGTTGACCAAATGGATTGTCAGGTAATTCTACCCAAGGTTGGTTAACAATGATTAAGGTATTTTCGTATTTAGAATCT